TCAAATTGATGTCAGGCTATGTGCATACTCAACGGAAAATTCATTCAACTCTCTACGAACATGGCGATCTTTAGCGCAACTTCCAGAGCAATCATCTGGGCATCCAAAAATCTCTCCTCCTGCACAGGACATAGCATCTCTGTACAATACTATTTTCCCATTGTCAGTTATGTCACAAATCAAATGCATGACCCAGCTGTCCGGGTGCTCCACATTCTGGGTCAGGGTGTCGATGTAGTTCAGGATGCCGGCAATGTCGGCCGCAATCTCGTCTGCGGTCTTGGATGCCCAGTCGGCCTTACCGGCTGCGCCGTTCTGCAGTGTATAGATGGGGATGTTATTGCCGGAGGACAGAACGCCGATGATGCCCGTCTTCTCGTCGCCGTGCCAAATCAGGTGATTCACCTTGACATCGTACACCCGGCGGGCCGCTTCAGCACGCGCAGAGTCCAGAGGCTTCATAATACCCAGCACCGCATTGCGGCGGCAGGCACGCAGTTCCTGCACGTTGTAGCCGTAGCTGTCGCCGATGTTGACAATTTCCGCACGATGGGGAGTGCCCTTCACATCGACACGGGGCAGGTCGCTGGCGTAGTTGGCGATAACATCAGCAAAGCCAACCGGCTCATAGCTGTAGTATTCGATATACGCAGCTCCCTCATCGGTTTCGCTGGTCTGAGGGAAGATCTTCAGGCCGGACAGCTCCGGGAAGTCCTTATCGTACGCCTTGGTCTTGACATGCGCCAGCTGCTTGGCGAAGAAGATGCCTGCATTGTCGGCTCCATCCAGACGAATCTTCGTGCCGGGGAACGGGTTCTTATATGCCTGGTTAATCAGGGAGGCACACTTGCCGTTCAGGGCAAGGCGGTCTTCCTCGCTGTAACCGTTGGCGGGGTCGAAAGGATTGTACTTAGCCATATTGAACCTCCTTAGATCTGCTCTGCGAACTGGGCGGGTGCAATGCCGTTCTGGGCCGCACCGATGAAGCGGGCCTTGACCGCCAGATTGGTGCCCTTGGTCGGGGTGAACTTGCCTGCATCGTCGCCGGCAATCACAAGATAAACCGGCTGACCGTAAGCAGGTTCCGCCTGATCGGCCAGCTGCACCCACATCTTGCCGGTCTGGCAGACATCCAGAATCTGGCCTTTGCGCAGGAGCACAGCACCATCATCGTCCATCTCCGTATTGGCGCTGTACATCACAACGCCCTCGAACTTCTCGGCGGTCGCGCCGGTTGCAGGAAGGGTGATGTCCTTGCCGGGCTCCGCACCCTGCACAACGCCGCAGCCAAAGAACAGCTTGCCATCCTCTGCGCTGTTCCGGCGGGTGACTGCATCGTAATTCGCACGGTCATAAAGCAGGCCGGGCATACCGCGGCTAGGCTCGCCGTAGTTCATCTGTACTGCCATATTGCTCATAGCTTAGTCCTCCTTCTCGCCAGCATGACGCTGGATCATACGATTGCGGGCCGCATCAGGGTCGTTCTTCTTGCCCACATTGCGGACTGCCGCATTTGCGGAATCAGCATTGAACACCTGACGACGCTGGTCTGCCACAGTCTTGCGACCATTGATTTTACCCTTTGCAATATCAAAAGCCGCGTTGATGTAGGCTTTGCTCTTGCCATCCAGACGCATACCCGGGATAACGGCATGAACGACCTTTTTCTTTGCCTGCATTACCGGCATGGATTCCATGCCATCCAGATGCAGCTTATCGCCCAGCCGACACAGTTCCACGCGCTGGCTGACCTGCGCGGCAATGGATGCGGCGCTGTCATGGTTCAGCTGGTTGCTGGAATCGTCCGAGGTATCATCCTCATCTTCGGTAGGCTTGGTGTCGTCCTCTGCAGCATCAGCGCGGGCATTTGCGGCATCCAGCATAGACAGCAGGGTGTTGATGTCCGCCTTGGCCGGGCCATCTTCCATAGCATCACGGCGGGCGGTAATGTCTGCCAGCACGTCCGGCTTCGCAGGATCGTCACCTTCGCCCTCGTCCTTGGTGGGTTTATTAGTGGTGTCACCAGCCGCCGGGTCGTTTTCATCGTCAGCGGTAGCACCGTTGGTGGCCGCGATATAGGCTTTGAGTGCTGCTTCAAGGCCTGCCGGGTCAAGGGCAGGAGCCGCCGCAGGAGCACTGGGAGCCTCGCCATCATCGGCAGTGGGCTTTGTGGTTTCCACAGTAGTATCATCGTCCTGCGTGGGGTTGTTCATCTTCTCGTTCTCGTCCATAGGGGGTGTACCTCCATTGTTATCTTGGCTGTCCATGTTCAAGCGTGCATCATCACCGGCGCGAGCGACAGCAACCAGCGCCAGATGATTGACTCGGATATGGGTCTGGATTGCATCATACGGCTCTCCGTTCCATTCTCCGTGTTCCATGATAAGATCCTGATAGTACCCAACAGACAGTTCCCGCAGGCCGGATGCCTTTACCGCATCCGGGTCGTCAATGACGATTTTTGCACGAACGGTTTCTCCGTCCTGCTGTCCAGGGGTCAGGATTGTTCCCACTCTCTCCCGGCGGGCATTGTCCTTGTCGATTACCTGCGCATCGTGGGTTATGATGATGGGTTTTCCCTCATAGCTTGCAAGGCTTTCCGGGGCAAACACATCTTCCGGCCTGCGCAATTCTCGACGCTCCGAGCCATCTTCCAGCGTGTACTTGAAGATGCCCGTGCGGGTCAGGATGGGGTTATCATAAAAATATCCCTCGGTGCTGTAATGCTCATCGACAGGCACACTGTCTGTCCGCATTTCGCTCCGAAGGACTAGCGGCGGATTCTGTTTCATTGTTTCTTCTCCTTAAAGGCTGCAGAATTCAGCCTATCGAAGTTAAAGACAGGTTTTGCAACACAGCGGCACTGGTAGTCCTCTCCGGGATTGCAATGCCGCCCGCTATACACTTTGCCGTGCTTTGTCATGTACCACATGGCCGGCGGATCGTCATAACGGAATTTCTGGCCATCAAGTTCACGGTGGCATTCGCGCACACGTTCATCACCTGATGAACTCCAGATATATTCCTCTACCCCAGCGGATTCCTGCCTTGTGCGGGTCAGATTCGCGCTCAGGGTGCCCACCTGGTCACGCGCAAGAAGATTGGCTTTCGACTTGGTCACATCAAACCGGCGTTGAATTTCATTGGAAATCGCCGCCGGGGTGCGGCCTTTTGCAAAACCCTCAATAATGACGTTCTCCATATCATCGAAGCAGTCGCTTTCAATGCTGGTAATGAAGCTGACATTTTGCTCAACCCATCTTTTAAGCATCCGGTCGTATCTTTCGCCGAGAAAGAAGTCGTCATGGATATCCACTCCCAGCGTGGCGCGCACGCTGCGCTGCCATTCTTTGAGTTGCCGCCGGTCGGTGTAGTCAGCGCACCGGCGAACATCCCGTTCCAACGGATCGGTTTTCAGCCGCCGACTGAGCCGGTCACGCATAATGCGGAACCTGTTCTGGATGCGGCGAACCATGTCGCTGTATCCATCATGTCTGATGCTGTCGGAGCCGGTTTTCTGTTCTTCCGCAACGATAGCCAGAATTTCAGGCATGGATTCTCGCACAATCTTCTGCAGTTCTTTCAACCGCCGATTTTCGATTGCGCGCATCTTGCTTTCTGCCCACTGCGGATACTCCGGCTCGATCTTTGATTTTTTCATCATTGAAGAGCGCCCGGTCATGCCGGGCCCATTATTCTTCACAGGCATATCCACCTCTTTATCTTTCCGGGAACCATTTTCCCTTTGCAGACATCAAAAAGACCCTGCATCTCCACCTTGATGCAGGGTCTTTGTCCTTATGGCATGCAGCGCTTGAATTTTTGACCTTTTGCTTACAGCGCGCATCCGTCCAAGTGCGAAGCGGAAGGAACGCGGTTTATGGCTCCGCGCCGGCTCTGTCATGGAACAGGCCGGAACGCTTCGCAGCGGTCTGTTGGGAGCAGGGTCGGTGCTCCCTCATGCCATCGAGGTGCCGATTACGGTGTACGGCGGGTGGTGCTGGAGGTGGGGATTGAACCCACAGCCTGACGGTTACAAATCGCCTGCTCTGTCCTATTGAGCTACACCAGCGTAAAAGCCGAGGGTACCGGGCTCGAACCGGCGGTCTGGGAGTCAAAGGCCCATGCCTTATCCAACTTGGCCAACCCTCGATATGGAGCAGTCAACGGGGCTTGAACCCGCGGCATCCTGCTTGGAGGGCAGGCGCTCTACCAACTGAGCTATGACTGCAAACAAAAAGAGCCTTTGCGAGGGACGCTTTCACGTCACCTGCAAAGGCTCTCAACGCCAATATTTTAGTCAAACACCTTTTTGCCTTCGGCAAACTTCTTTTTAGCTTCGTTCAGGCTGATGCGGTTATAACCGCCGCGATAATCAGGATCCGCTCTCTGCACGCCATCATTTACCCAGCCGCACACGGGGCATTCCTCAAAATCGTTGTCTTCATCAAAGCTATGCTGCCCACATACCGGGCAGAGGATTTTCTCAGTCATCTTCGATTCCTTCCAATTCAAGCTGACGTTTATAGTAATCTTCCCCATCGTCAGGCTTGAACATCGTTCTTACGCCCTTCTCTGGGGAACCTTTTGCAAAGTCATTTTTCTTCGCGTCATACCGGCACACAAGGCCATCTTTTGTCTTGTAGCCTTTTATACCGTTTCCGCACGGGCTTTCCAAAAGTTGAACCGCCCGCTTTTCGTACTGCTCCTTTGTTGTAATGCCATCGGGAGCGTACTCAGCGGCGTGGGTTCTTCCATTCTGCCAGTGGTTGTTCAGCTTCTGCTTGTTGGGGAAACCTTTCACCTTGAAAATGTTCGCGCCTTTTGCCGAAACTGCGTTAGAATTTATTTTAGCATGACTTTGAGAATCATTCAAGTCTTTTGATGAATTTTCCTTGCTCGATACATCTTTTGATGATGTAGAACCGCCAGAACTGGAGAACTTTCCATCTTCATCGCGGTTGTGCTTGCTCTCGTCAAAATCATCCAGTGTAATGCCCAGCCGGTCAAGGTATTCTTTCACGCTTCTGAGAAACGGTTCAAACACAAGTCCACCGGGCACATCCTGTTTCAAAATCTGTTCAGGGGGCATCCATGTAGCCGTGAACATCTCCTTTTGGTCACACCGAGGAACGCCATCGAAGCCATTGACGAGATAGATCTGAACGGGAAGCACCTCATCCGGCTTGCCCTTGCAGTTGCCGAGATAGGTAATATCTCCCACGTCAATATTGAACTCTTCCTTTGCTTCCCGGCGGAATGCCACGCTCGGCGTTTCCCCGGGTTCGATGTGACCGCCGGGGCCGCACCAGCCTTGCCCATCGGAGCGTTGGCCGCAGAGGATTTTTCCATCATTCAGAACGAAGCCGGCAACGTAACCGCAGTCACCTTCATCCGTAACCAGGTTGCCTGCCGCAGGCGGGTTCTGCGGATTGGTCGGCCGGGGAACGTCAGCCTCGCCCAAGCCCCAGTCCTGATTAACATCTGCTTCCGTGATGATGTTTTCAGGGTCAAACTGTTCATCCTGCGCCAAGGACTGGCGAACCTCGGGAATTTCCAAAATACCAGCCGTAACGTATGTAGATACAGTCTGTGCTCTGGTAAGCTGGGCCGCGGCATTCGCCTGGTCCTGCGTAGCCTTTTCATCATCAGACAGGCTCCATGCGCTCTTGTAGGTGATAGTGTACTCCGGCACCTCTTTGATTTCGCCGTTCCACACCATTCCGCGCAGAATCAGTTCGACCAGCGTGCGGGTGTTGTCCCGGAGGTCGCCAGACTGGATGCCGGACACGGCTTCCTTATAGTTCTCCATGTCCCCTTCGCCGGTGGCATTTTCACCCGCTGGGGAACGGCCAAAGAGCCTAGTCTGCGGGATATGGCTCACAGCAGACAGCATTGCGCAGGCATTGTCCAGAATGTCCTTAACACCAGCCACAGACAGGGATTGAATGCCCACATCCTCGCCATCTGCATCAATAAAGACCATGTTCAGCAGATTGCGGGCAAGGTCAAGCATTTCCATACGCTGAAGCACCGTATCGTCACCGTCTGCCGTAGACAGAACGTTGGCAAGGTTCTTCATTTTGTATGTTACCATCGACAGCCGTTCCAGCAGTCGAATGGAGTAGCCCGGGCCGATGCTGGCATTCCGCAGTTCTTCACGGATGCGCATATACTCCGGAATGCCCCATGTACGGTAGAGGTTGGCCATCGTGGAGCCTTCGGGGATCTCCCCGTTATGGAATATCAGGCAGCGGGAAGAATGCACCACATAACTGCCGTACACGCTGTTCACCTGGTAAAACTCCGGGATGCCCGTACCGCCTTTGCGGTAGTTTTCATCGTCAGGGTTGTTCTCATAGCCGTTGATCCACAGCGGGAACACCTCGTTGCGGCCGTAAACCAGCAATTCTGCCACGCCGTGAACATCCCGCCAGTTCAGCGGATCCTGAAGAAGTCTGCCATCGTCCACCAGCATAACAACAGCGGAGCCACCGAACAGACGCGCCCATTTCAGCGCCTTTGCAAGTTTGCTTTGGTAGTGAATGGTCTGCAGGTGGTCATCCAGCCGCTTTTGCAGGTCTTTATCCTTGATACCCAGGTCAATGCCATTCTTGGTGGCATCATCCGCTGGGGCATCAATGATGGTCGAAAACAGACCATTTCCTGCATAAAGGTCGGCCAGTTCCGCGTCTGTCACAGCAGCACCAGTTGCCCACTGGTAATACTCGGTGCTATCGTGCTGGGTGCCATACTTATTCAGGACGTTGTAATAGCCATCGAGGCGAAGTTGTGGTTTGATTTTACCGGCAATAACTTTTTTCACCTTTTCTCCTTTCCGGCTATCATATCAGACTGCGCACATCAAAGATGCCGCCCTCATACAGCGCAAGAGCTACCGCATCAGCGCGGTCAGGACTGGTCAGGCCGCGCTTCTTCAAGGCATCCTTGCCTTCAAGTTTCAGCTTCAGTGGTGTGCCCGCGAAGATGTATTTACGGGTGGTAAGTTGTCCTATCAGGGTTGAATCGTTCGGGATATGTAGGGTGCCTGCCGTGGCCATATCCCGTAGGACTGCCCACATCCACGTTGCGATATCTGCATAGCGCCCGGCGGCTTCCTTGTCCGGCACGGCGCTGGAGAAGTTCACCGGCACGACCATCAGCTTGGTTAGCTTCTGCCGAATCTTTTCTCGGTTGAGAATGTCGGTCACGCCGCCGCCAACGCCGGTGTCATCAATGACCGCATAAATCAGGCCGCGGTACTGCGGATACGCTGCACGCAGGGCTTTATATATCGCAATGATATCATCTGCCGTAGCGTACAGGTCTTGACCGTGGCGTGTGACCAGCTTTTGGATATACGTTGCAAAAACTTCGTCCAGCAGCTTCTTCTCGATGTGCATCTGAATCATTTGCGCCATCTTATGAAACATCCCTTTCTCCTTCCAGCAGCCCTACCATTGCGTTCCACACCTTGTCCGTGTAGGCTGTGCTATACGTGCCAGCAGACCAAGCCTTTTTGGCTCCGGTTGCGCCAAGGTTATAGGCCATCAGAGCGCAATTCACATTGCCCTCGTACTCGCTGAGATACATACCCAGCATATAGCACCCGGCCTGAATGTTCTGGCGGGCATCCAGCAGATCCGTTATGCCAAGTTTGTCTTTGAGCCACCCGGCGTTGATGCTGTTTATCTGCATCAAGCCATAATCCCCGGTAGAGCTGCATGCCGCCGGGGTAAAGCCACTCTCGACCTGCATGACAGCATAAGCCAGTTCCAAGGGCACATCGTAGAGGTCGCACATTTTCTCCGTGTAGGACTGCAGTTCCGCATCCAGCGGCACCTGATATGTAACCGGCTCATACGGAACCGGGTCCTGACGAACGCATTCAACCTGCTCGATCTCGGCCATCACCGGTACCGTAACCAGCGTTTCAACCGGCGGCTTCTGCTGGAAAGCGAACGCCGCGGCGATGTTTCCGACCACCAGAAGCTGCGCCGCTGCCGCCGCTGCCAGCGGCACGAGCGTTTGTGCTTTCATCCTCCCGCACCTCCTCCAAAAGACCAAAACGTTCCATCGCATACCGCCGGGGCACCCGGCCGGGAAACGTGAGGTTTCCCCTTGCTTCCAGTTCCTGATTCATCTGCTGGATGTACTTATATGCCCGGGACTTGCCACAGCCAACCAGTTCCGCAACCTCTGCACAACCGATGAAATATGACTCTTTGCTCACGACTGCCGTCCCCCTTTCGAAAAACGCATATTGTTCATTGCCACATTCAGGTCGTTGGCCAAACGCATGATTTCGTCCCATTCGGCTTGCTCGCTCTCAGCGATCTGGCCATCTGCGGCGATTTCTACCATTGCCTCCCGCTTTGCACAGAAGCGCTGAACCGCCGCCAGAACGCCCAGCACGGCTTCCGGCAGGTCTTTCAACTGGATCTCAGGCACGACCCGTTTGCCGAGATCTGATGTCAACCGCAGATGCTGCACGGCCAGATATGGGGCTTGATACACGTCACACATGGCGCTCGCTACATCGCTGGGCACTGGACGCTGGCTCTGCTCATAGTCCCGCAGGCTGTCAACCGACACGCTCAAAAGCTGCGATGCTTTTTCCTGCGTAAAACCAGCAGATTTCCGCGCATTTTTGTAAATATTCTGGCTTTCAATCGCCATTTTTTCACGCCGTCCTTTCTGGTATACTTGAGATGTAGGTTAGCTCCGGTACGCCACCCCGCTGATGTTCAGGCACTTTTCGATTGCGCCCTGGACGTTCTCGGACGGCACCAGCACACCATTGACGACTTGGCTGATATGCGAGCGAGAAAAGCCCGTTTCCTTTGCCAATTCCGTAACGGTCATATCGTCATGGTCGATCATGGCCTTCTTGACAGCCACACACCAATCCGGCATCGTAGTCTTTTTCATGCTTTTTCTCCTTCCTAACAAAGATTTATCTAACAAGTGTATTGAACACTTGTTAGATTTCTGATAAAATGAAAGGGCCAGTACCCACCATTCAACGCGTTCCCCTGTCGTTAAGCGAAGCTGTCATGGGAGCGGCGCTATAACTGCACAGCATCCAACTTGCGGCTGTTGTCCGCTATGCTTTGCAGCGGCGCTTGTCTTTAGGAGGTCAACGTTCATGGTTCGTATTGCGTGGTACGAATGAACCCCTTTGCTGAGAGGTTCTGGGGGAACGCGCTGAATGGTAAGCGCTGTACCCTTTCACTTAACATTTGTTCTGTACAAGTGTATTATAATCCATCAATTGCAACGTTTCAAGCCGTTTAAGCATCAATTGATGGATTTTGTGAGGATACACAAAATGACAACCGAAAATTTGTATGATTCTATCGCCCTTGCGGAAAACATCAAAATTCAGGCAAAGGCACGCAATATCCAGCTGAAGGATATGTACGCTGAACTCGGAATGAGCAAAGGCGTTCTTTCCAACTTGCGAACCGGTCGCATGATTGCCGCCGACAGTCTGGCGCGCATCGCTGACTACTTGGACTGCTCCATGGACTTCCTTATGGGACGCACCGTTGACCCCGCTGTGCAGCGTATGGAGTTAACAGATGAAGAACGCCAAAAGGTTACGGATTTCCTGCAGTTCATTCTGAGCCAGCGGAAATAATGCTCAGAGCCGCTCCGATGGCTCTATTTTGCGTTTTCTATTCTCCCGCATGGAATTTGCTGTTCGGCAGGATATGCGGCTCAAATCGCTTCTCTGTGGACGTTTGTTCGATTTGGTGAAATCAGCCATCAATGACGAAGTGCGCGCCCTCGGTGATAAGCACCGTACCGCGATGCTCGTCATTGACGATGGTTGTCCGTTTGCCGATGTACTCAGCTGGCAGTTCGCCCCGCTTCACTCGTTCAAGGTTGTACGGAGATGCTTCCCAACGTCCCCTGTAGGACTCTGGGATCTTGCGCCACTCCGCTTTTGTGTAGTGACGCATCAGGTCTGCCCCCATTCTTCCCCATTCAGTTCCATCCAGCCGTAGGGGTCGCAGTACCACCAGCTGGATGCACCATCCTCGGTGAGCCGCACGATATCGGACACGCTCATGCTGTGGCCAGAGAAATCAACGGGTCGATTCGACCCGTTGAAGAGTGCGAACAGGCGAAGAAGCATCCTGACCACTTCCGGGACAGACGGAATCTCACCGCCGTATACCCGGCGGTAGTTCTCCCGGTGGATGCCGCCCAGCTGTGCGGCCTGATCGGATGCCATGAACCGCAGTTTTACCTGCTCCATGGTATCCTCTTTCAGCTGGTAGATCTCATACTTCATGTGAATCTTCCTTTCTTTGCGGTGGCTCCCGCGACCTTGCCCGGCTGGTTGCCGGGTGGTTTCGGCCATTTCCGATGGCCATCATCAGGCGGGTTATTCTTTCCAGTTGCGGCCTGCACCAATCGATGCATCCCGGATGGAGAGGATTTTGTTCTTTCCTGTGCGAGTGCTGCGGAACTCCTGCATCGCTTCCCGAAAGGCATCGTCTTCAGCCAGTTCCCACGACTCAAAGTGGTAATACCGAATCTCGCCATCCTCGGCCTGATATTTAATTTCAATGTTCACGGCTCAAGCCTCCTCAATCTCCACGCATTTGATGCTGTTGCGAAGGTACTTTCGCCCCCGGAGTGCTTCACAAGCGGCGCACAGTTCATCGACCTTGCACCGCAAGAGGATGTCCTCGATCTCGCTGTTCCCCTGCCGGTTATCATATGCAGCCTTAATAGCCGCTGCCCGGTCATCATCCAGCAGGATGTTCATGCAGGTCTCCCCTTCCTCGCCCTTCACGCGGCTGTCGTAGGTGAAAATGACATTCTTCATGGTTTAAGCTCCTTTCTCATAACTTCCGAAGGTTCGCATACTGGCGAAACAGGCCCTGGATGTATGCCCGGTGGATGGTTGAGCAGAACCACAGCTCCGCGTTTCGGCCAGCCCGGATGGGAGGAATCCAATTCGCCATTGTAACAACATCGGAGTCGTACTCCATCGGCGACTGCTTGATGGTGGCGGCCAGAACCCGAAGCACACGAGCGATTCCGTATTTCGGAATCATCTCCTCGACGTTGAGACGGGTCATCTCACCGGCCAGAGCTTCGAGCTTCTTCCGCTCCGCTATCCACTCTGCCCGGCTTTCCGCCGGGATCGTGGCAAGCTGCTTCATGAGCTCTTTGTCAAACATCGTTCTTCTCCTCCTCAACGACCCATCCGGCACAATAGCCGGGATTGCGAAACCTTGCCTTTGCAAGCGCTTCATCAAACGTCCGGGCACGAACCCGGACAGGCGGCAGGTCGCCGCCAACGATTTCCCATGTAGCCATGGGTGCTACAAATCTCTCCAT